AAGCGAGGCGCTGAAATTGTCGCACCATACGCTCGCCAGTTATTTGGTCAGTTCGCTACGCCAGTCACCAAGTCAAGTGATGACTGGCTAACCAACGAATACAACTAACAAAGCGAAAGCGAGGGGGTAGGTGTCACAGCCTGCCCCTTTTCCGTATCCCACGACATATCAGCTCAGCCCCGGCATACACCGTGAGGCAGAGTGTGAGTGTATGCTTGCCTTTAGATAAATCTAACTAGAAGTAACAGCGAGAGGCACGAAGTTATGGCGCACCAACTAGAAATGGATACTAAGGGCGTAGCGAAAATGGCTTACGCAGACCGTGAAGTGCCGTGGCATAGGCTTGGAGTGCCTATGAAGGGCTTACAAACAGCAGAGGCAATGCTTCAGGCGGCGCAAGCAGACTTTGATGTCGTCACTACTAAAGTCGCAGTCGTAGACGCAGAGGGCAACCTAATCAGAAATCCTGATAATACGCCAGTCGTTATTGAGGACAGCAGAGCAACCGTGAGAGTGAACCCTGATGGCACATTTGACGGACTTGCCACAGTCGGTACTCGCTATGTCGTACAACAAAACCGTGAGTGTTTAGATTACGCACTCGCAATAGTCGGGGCTTCGAAGGGTGACGCAGTAGTAGATACTTGTGGCGTACTTGACGAAGGCAGAGAGTTCTTTAGTTCGCTTGACTTAGGGCAACTCGTCATAGACCCTACGGGTATAAACGACAAGATAGACCGTTACTTGCTAGTCCGTAATGGTCACGACGGTAAGACGGCTATCACCTTTGCCAATACCTCAATACGGGCAGTGTGTAAAAATACCGTAATCGCAGGGCAGTCATCTGCTCGTCGGGTGTTCACGGCACGACACACTCGCAACGCTGATAACGCTATTGAGGAAGCGCAAAAAGTCCTAGAAATATCAACGGAGTGGGCTAAGTCCTTCCAATTGACGGCTAATCGTCTGCTCGCTATAAATGTTCCACCACGAAGTGCGCAACTCGCCACGATACTTGACAAGGTATTCCCGAACGAAATGAACGGTACGGAGAGACAAAAGAAAAACCGTGACCAAGTAGTGGCATTAGTTCGTGGAGTGTATGACAACGAACGCAACGCAGGTGGCTACGGGTACAACGGGTGGAGTGCTTACAACGCTATTGCTGAATACCTTGACCATTATCGTGACGCAAAAGCAGACGAACGGGCGCTTGCCTCAATGAATAACAATTCGTGGGTAACACAAAAGAAAGTGTTAGCGCAAGAAGTTATTCTGTCGCTGGCTTGACAGGTAGCGCAAGTATCATTGATTACTAGAGCCCCGGCGTAGCGGAAGGCAGGCTAATGGAAGACGATTTTGAGTTTGACCCTGAAGACGGTGATATTCCGTCAAAAGAAGAACTCGCCGTATGGTTGAGTGAGTTTATGACGAACACTGCCGAAGCCGAGACTATGTATCGTGCGCATTTTTGCGACTTGGTAGTGAACCGTGTCTACAACGAGTTCGGATTTGAGGGTCTTTGCGAACTGTTGCTTAGCATTGACAAGCGGGGCCATTGGATTACCGACATAATGATAGAAAACAACGATATTGACGACATCTTGTTCAGAAAGTACGGCGTGTTTGACAGCGACAGCATAAAGAAGGCACGAACGACTGACGCAATGGCTGAAATGAACCAAAAAGTATGGAAACTGCGCAGAAAGTACGCAAAACTAATTGCTGACGAACTAATGGGCAGGGTTCCAACCAAAGAAACCGAGTAAGCCCCGCCACACGCGCAGGCAAGGGACAAGGGTTGCCAGCCCCAGCCCCTGCCTCTGTGGGTTACTCGCCCCACGAGTGGTTGTGGTGAAACCAAGCGATTTGCGCCTCGCTTGACAAGCCACCACCAGCGACGTAACTCATAATGAATTCCGCCCGCTGTTCCTCCTCGCAAAGGCTTCGCTGTAACTCAAAGAATTCCTCCTCTGAAGCGAAACCCTCCTCTTGCCACTGTTCCATTTTGCTCACCCCCTTTCACTTGGGCTCGTTTGCCTTGCGGCAACGCAAGCCTAGTAAGCAGGTGCTTCAGATTTCCAGCGTGACGAAGCTGCGGGGCTTACTGGGCGCGTGTAAGCAAGTCAAGTACCAACTGTGTTGCGTTGCCACCTTCAGCGAACTCGCCACCTTCAGTCGCAGCGTTCACTACCTTGCGCTTTTTCTCAATGAGTGCGTAAATCTCTTGGTCTATAGTCCCGTCAGTAAGCATATAAGTTGCTGTCACGCTTCCTTTTTGACCAATTCTGTGAAGGCGACTAAATGTTTGGTCTAAGTCTGAAGGCGTCCACGGCAACTCTGCGAACAATATGTCCTGTGCTGAAGTGAGCGTATGCCCTGTCTTGGCTGCCTGAATAGATAGAACAATGACCGGGGCTGTCTCGACTGGTTCGTTCTGAAATCGTGCTTTCTGTGCTTCCACTTCCTCAACCGACATACCCCCCTGAATACGCAAGTTTCCAAACTTTCGTGCGAGTTCATCAACAATGTCTCTGTGGTGCGCAGCGATAACTACTTTTTTTCCGTTTTCTACTCTTTCTTTGACCCACTCCTCAACAAGTGGCATTTTTGCTTTCGCTGATAGTCGTCTAAGTACGGATAGTTTCACTAAGTGTTCGTTACTTTCGGCTTTTATCCTCGCTATAACACCTGCCGAATACGGGCTTTCCCCTAGTTCTATTGCTATCTCTTTGGCTCTTTCGGTTATGTACTTGATTATGTCTTGTTCTGCCTTGCGATATTCCTTGAGCCCCGCATCAGTTCCCTCAACCACAAGTGGGCTGTGTATCACGGGTGGCAGTTCAGTAAGCACTTGCGACTTGGTTCTTCTGATATAGCAAGTACCACGAAGCCTGTCGTTGAGTTCGTCAAGGTGCGAGTGACCGCTGATATTCCATTGACCAAACCTGTCTTGGAAGGCTGAACAATACCGTCTATAAAATCCCCACAAGCCACCAAACTCTTTTAGTTTTCCGATTATGTCTAATTGGCTGGCGTACTCCGCTGGTCTATTGGTTACGGGTGTTCCAGTAAGACATAGGACTATCCCGTGTTTAGGGGCGCTCTTTGCCATTTTTATAGCCGACTTAGTTCGCTGTGCCGTTGGGCTTTTGGCGTAGTGGCTCTCGTCAAACACATAAGAGTTATGCGCTAGTAGTTGCTTTTCCCAGTGAGAAATGTTTGAGTAGCCGACAACGAGCACATCATACGACCGGGGCTCAGGAAGGTCTTTACGGTTGGTTACAACGGCAACCCGTCTATCAGGCAACCATCTGTTCCACTCCGACTTCCAGTTGAGAACAAGTGAAGGGGGGCAAACAATGACTGCTGGGTACACTTCGTTATCTTTTGACGAATACTCCAGTGTCGCTATTGCTTGTATGGTCTTTCCAAGTCCCATTTCGTCTGCGATAAAACTTCTACGGGCTTTAGACGCATACTCCACGCCTGCTCTTTGATAAGGAAGCAGTTTCCCTTGTAGCCCCGGCACTTCTATGTCAGCGTCGGTTGAGCGTGAGGCTTCCTTTAGTTCGTCTAACTTTTTTGTTATTGAGGCAGACACTCCGTGTACTTCGGGCGCTATGGGTACGGCAAATGAGTTAGCCCACGCAATTGCTTCGGCTGTTGAGGTAAGTGGCGCTCTCCACGCCATCTCTTTGTTATCCCAAGTAACCCCTGCTATCTGCTTTACTGCTTTGAGTACAACTTTGTCATAAGGGAATTGGATATAAGTCCAGTCTCCTTTGAGGTACACACCTTTCCGTGACGCTCTCTTTGGGACTGTGAACCTAAGCACCTCGTCTGTAATCTGAAAATCGTGCTTTATGGCAAACGCTCGCACCTCGTCAATTGAGGCTACGGGTGCTTTCCATAGTTTGTCCACCTTGTCCCAGCTAGCCCCGGCTATTGACTTGACTTCGGCAACTTGTGCTGGGTCATACGGAAAGTCAAGGGCTAACAAGTCGTGGTCAAGGTAAAGTCTCACTCGCTCATCATACTTGCTAGGCTAAGCGCTATGGAACTAGAAAACTCAATAGATACCTCAATGGAACAGGCAATGAAATCGGTAATGAACTCGGTTGCTGAAATAAATAAGAAACTTGACCAAATTCAGGTAATTCTCAACAACCTTGACGCACGGGTAATTACAACGAATAGCACTGCTGGCAAAACGCTTGGCGAGACTAACTCGGCAATTGGAACTATGAGGCTTGGCTAGAACAAACTGTCTTGTTGGAAGTTCGGGTCAAGGCTACAAAAACTATGGCGATAGCGATACAGTTCGGTCTCAACGGCGTGGACTGTCTTACCGCTACTCTTTAGCCAAACGGTTGCCAACCTAAGAGAACTCGCTGCGCTTGGGTCAATTCCGCTCTCGCAAACAAAACAGGTGTACAACGGGGGCATACTCATACCGAAATAGTAGCGGGGCTCAGCTCGAAACGCAAGGTGTATTCTTGTTGTATGGCTGAAGAGGAAAAAAAGAAGAAAAAAGAGGCTGAACAAAAGCCTTCACGGGTTGTTCAGAAACCTCGTCGCTCGTCTTGCTGTCCTATTCGCTAGCCCAAAGTCTTTCCACAAACTCGTGGACTTTGGGTGGGCAGTTATCTCTATGAAACGGGTCTAGCAAAGAGTTGCTTAGTTTCTCTGCTATGCGGGGCTTTACTTCCCATAGATGGCTCATATACATTTGCCCGTAGCGCAAATCGCCACCTGCTACAAGTTGTGTCTCGTAGTAAATAGAAATCGTGGCTAGAAACTCGTTATAAGTTTTCATATCTTTCTCTCATAGTAACAACTCTCCGTGACAGGTGAGGTGGTACTGACGACATAAATCCTGCGCTGTACCTCTCCATCTCTGTTTCTCCGCCCCAAATACCAAAAACTTCATCATTACTACGGGCATAGTCACGGCAAGTAGTTATCTGCGAACAAGTAGCGCAAACTTTTTTGGCTTTTTCTTCACGGCGTAACCGTGCTTCAGGTCTTTCGGCGTACTTGCCGTAAAACAAATCCTGCCTGCCAGTACAAGGCAAATCGCCACTCGGTGGTGCGCTCACTCTTACTGCTACTGATGTCATTTTTCTCCGATAGTAAATTAGTGGATAAAGGGCATAACGATTATTGGTGTCTGTTCGCCAA